AACCAGGTGTGATTGACTTTGTAGACTTTGAAGGTGGACCGTTTATTTGTGTGCGGTCTTCCATGTGGGAATACGGTGTTACAGGGGAAGACCGTGAGCGGGTTGTAAAGAGTGTGGCTATGTCGGCACTCAATGTAGAACTCGGCGAATTGCGGACAAGTGATTGGACTCGCGTTGAAGTCACTGTTATATAAATAACTTTTGGTATTGTTGATCTCGGAATGAAATCCGTACAAGACGGGGGTTCGAATCCCCCCGACTCCATTAGCCTAATCTAGAGAACCTGCAAAACTCTAGAGACGGCGAGACAAGTCCTCGCAGCAGTGGGGCATTTCCCGAAGTCCTAGGCTTCGGGTCACGGGGTCGAAAGGAATAGATTGGCGAAGAGTAAGGATGAAGGAGATACCCGACACGGGTAACAAGTGTCGTAAATAAACCGTTGCAAACCATGATTGCTAACAAACTAGCAATGGCGGCTTAAAGCCGTGGGGACTAGCCCTCCCGCATCTGAAAGGGCTGAAAGGGGAGTCGCAAGGCTCCCTTTTCCATTTATACATACAATACAAGGAGATCGCGCATGAGTTACCTATTCAACGAAGCAATACCATTTGGTGGCACAGGTGGGCAATTTGGCGGCAAGAACAAAGGCGTTCTACTCACCAATACTACGGGTAGTGGAAATACTGTAGACATTTACACTTACAAGGCTAACGGCACAACACTTTCAAATCGTGTTAGCCTGATGGGCAATGAGTCTAAGATTTTTCAGATTCGTGCATGGGGTATTTCCTGTGGTGCTGGCATCACGGGTGCGCTGCTCTCGTAATTAAATAATTGAGATGGGGTTGCTCCCTTGACACTCTCGCCACACACGCTATACTGTGTGCATGGCAAAGAGAATTCTGTATCACATTAAAGTAGATGCAATACGCGGGTGTCGTATAGCGGCTATTACGCGGGTTTTCCAAACCCGTCACGAGAGTTCGATTCTCTCCTCCCGCATTGTAGGTATGATGTAAATGGAAACATTCCACTTCGTGGATATGCAAGTTCGAATCCTGCTACCTACACCTAATTAAACCGAGTTACATTAGCACTACAGGAAACATTATATGAGCAAGCGAGAACTAAAGCAAAACATGGATTTGTTTATTACAATTAATCCACACCACCCTGATGAGCCAGCACTCCACATCAGGGGAGTGGACACTCACGAACAGGCAGATACATATAATGTTGATGAGGTGGAAGACCTTATTGACCGACTTCATGTAGTGCTTGGTGAAATGCTTCACAAGCAGAAAATCATGGAGTTAAATAAAACTCCATCGCTTTGGGATTAAATATATTCGCCCATCGCCTTGGTAATTCAGTTGGTAGAATAACGAACTTTTAATTCGTAAGCCGTGGGTTCGAGTCCCACCCAAGGCACAATACACAGGAACCGCACATGGCAAAGAAGACAAAGAAACTCGTCAGTAAACGAATCAAACCAGTGGTTGCCCCCAAGGCTCCCAAGGCTACCCGCAAGCCCTACACGAAGGCTGTGAAGCCCGTAGAAGCCCCTGTAGAAGCCCCTGTGGTTGTGGTTACCACCGAACCCGCTGTACAGACGCTGTTACAGGTAGAGCCAACGGACAAGCCTTTAAATATTACATGGAATTATCCTGTTGAATATACCAAAGTCAGCAAAGACGAACCGCTGATGGACGAGGTATTGAATTACAGTACTTCAGTAATTTCCAAGGTGAAATCATTCTTTAATAAGTCTGATTATATTACTGATATTCGTGATGCTGCGTTTGCACATCCCCTGATCTTTGGTGTACTGTTTGCTGTTGCACTATTTGCATTCTCTGCACTTGTGTACGCAGTCATTGGTCTGTATTGAAATATTGAGTCAAATCAAATATAGAAATATCAGCACTACCCATTGACAGTACATACTAAGCGTGTTACAATTAGGACATCGAAACGCAGAATGATGTTGGGCTGACATCCGATGCGTAAACTTTCTAAAGCCCACTATTGGAGATTTGCAATGGCTACTAAGACTCTCAGCAATCGTCGTCGTGTTCTCAACTTCCTCGCCGCTGGCAACAGCCTGACTTCCGCTCAGGCTGCTACGAAGTTCGGTGTGAAGAACTTCCGCGCCATGATCAGCGACATTCGTTCGCAGGTCGAAGCGTTTGGTAATTGGGAAGTCGTTAGCACCGTTAAGAACGGCAAGACGATTTACAGCATGGAAGACACCCACGAGGGTGATCGTACCTATGCTTTCAAGCAGGACGGTACGCGCTACATGGTCAATGCCTAATCATTGACTAATTACTTGCCCTTGGGGGTGGCTGCGACCGATTGGCGTAGCCACCCTTTTGGGTTTATATACTCTTTATGAAAGGTTTAGCATGAATAAGTCATCTGTTTTTGTTGCGTATGCGGCTTTGTGCGTTGCAGGTTTTGCAGGTATTGCTCTGCTTGGAGTAACAGGCAAGAGTGATGATGTTCACGCAATCACTGCATTCTTTGCGTTTTATGGATTTCTGTGCACCACTGGTCTTTTCTATGTGATTGCAAAGCAGAAGGCAACCATTGATGCCATGACTGCACGAACCGACTCTATGCACGACACAATGTTCACCTTGAGTGAACAAAATAATGAGGACGCGGTTCGATGTGTTGATGAACTTCGTTCGGATCTTGAACGCCGATTTGATGGTCTAGAAAATTTTGAACTGTCTAATATTTGGCGCAGCATTGAGGATTTGCAAAACTCAGACGCTGATGCAAAGTGCGGTTCTAAGAAGTAAATTTTAATATTGCGGTGCAGCGTCAGGGCTGTTGGGGGGTTCGATTCCCCTTCCACCGTTTTTTGATATGAACGCAAAACAGATTCATCGTTTGCTTGGTATTGCGTATCCTCTGTGTTTGGGTATTCCTCGTCCTAAAAAGCACATTAGTATTGTGCTGTACAAGGGACGGGTTGAATCTATTGGAACCAATACCATCAAGACCCATCCAATGGCAGTGCAGCACGGATACCTGTTTGGAGAAATGCACTCCGAACTTGATGCATTCTTGAAACTGCATCGCAAGCCCAAAAGCATGATCCTGTTTAATATTCGATTTAATCGGTTTGGGCAGATGCGAATGGCGCGTCCGTGTCCGCGGTGTATGCCGTGGTGTGTGGGCTGTTTTGAAGAGATTTGGTATACCACCAACGAAGGCGTAATGCTGCACGGAGAAGGACTGACTCCTATAAATATAGGATCATCCAAGGAGATCTAATTAAATGAAAAAGTTCACACAATATCTTGATGCCACGGCACTAAATGAATCGCTTAACAACAAAGAGATCACAGAAACTCCACTTGTTGAATCCAAACTGTCTCGTGTTTTCCAATATGTGGAAGACGATAAGCGTGACTTTGGAATTGTGAGCGCATCGCGTGGTGCTAATTCCGCAGAACAGAACAAAGCCAATCACGAAGAACTCAAGAAGGCGATTCGCGCTATGGGTTACGGCTACATTGAACTGCGTGGTGGCTACAAGGGTGACGAAGGTGTTGTTGAAGAACTCAGCATACTTGTTCCCAACATCAAGAAAAATCAAATCCTTTCGCTTGGACGCACATTTGGACAGCACTCTGTGATGTACAAGAACGATCAGGACTTTTACTATATTGGCACAAACGAAGAAGCAGGTATTGGCAAGGTTCTTATGAGGTTTAAGAAGGGTGAAGGACAAGAGAATCTTGAACTTGCAAAGCACAAGGTTGTAGACTTCTTCTCTCAATTAAAGAAGGGCGCACACTCAGACAAGAAGTTTGTTTTCAAGGCGAAAGACGAAACTCCCGCTGAAGGAGGAGAATCTTCTGCTGATCAACACGCTGCATCCACTCACAAAGCAGGTGATGTGTGGAAAACTTCTAGTGGGTTGTGGGGCGGCAAGAATTCACAGGGCGAATACGAATACTTTGATGATCAGCCAGCGGCAAAGAAGTATGCAAAAAATACTAAAAAAGGCTTAAAGATTCAAGAACGCGAAGAGTGGAGTTTTTCAAAGGCTGCATATTTGAGAAGGGGCGAAGACCCCAAGTGGATAACAATTTATGAAGACTTGTCGTAAATCAATTACTAAATAAGTGTGGAGGGCTATATGCCTAAAAACACAAATAATAAAAAAGCATTGAGTAAATCATTGCTAAAGAACGCAATAGAAAAATTGCGTACTGATGCTGTTGATAAGACACGCAGTTCGGTCAAATCAAATAAACAATCATCGTGATTGTGTATTGACTCCTCCCGTGGTTTTGCTACAATAAGGTCTTGAAAGGAGTTCGTAATGAACTTTAACACTCTGGTTGCTTCGGCGGTTGTCACCCTCTCGCTCACTTCTATTGCTTCGGCTCAGTGGTCTAACAGCGGTGGTGGACTTAATATTGGAATTGGCGGCTCATACGGTAAGTTCAAGGACAAGATTAGTGAGACAGGCGCAAACGGACAAACCGTTAGCCGCACTCGCACCGTTACGAACAACGACTTTCGTTGGGGCGTTGGCATGGGTGGGTACTCCAACACCAACAACTACGGCGGTGGCGGCTATGGCTACGGCGGGGGTGGCTTCTACGGCGGTGGTGGCTACGGTGCACAAGTAATGCCGTACTACGGTGGCGGCTACGGCGCACAAGTAATGCCGTACTACGGTGGTGGCTGTTATCCTGTCGTGGTTCCGTACTCCCCGTTCACTGGCACCTTCGGTAATCCGTGCTACGCTCCACAGGTGTTTGCTCCTGCGGCAGTCTGCCCTCAGTTTATTGTTCGTTAACTAGTTTGTATATTCTAAAAATGCCTATCCCGTTTCGCTACCAAAGATCATGGTCGGGCTGACAACCCAATAAAACGCGAGACAAAGCCAAGAAATACTCCGTTAAGTCCAGAAGCACATACGCATACACCCATACGATACTAGTTGGGTTGGCAGGAGAGGAATGCTTGGAGTTTGAAGACTGTTGGGGTTCTTCATGCGGTGTTCAGAGTACCGTGGCGCAGCACACTCACTGAAATGGTTTGACGGCTCCATTCAAAAGCCGTCGTTTTTTTTTTGGTTCTGTCGTCTAGTCTGGTCTAGGACACCTCCTTTTCACGGAGGCGACACGGGTTCGAATCCCGTCAGAATCATTTTGGGAGAATACTCAAGTGGACAACGAGGCTTGACTGTAAATCAAGCGGCATAGCCTTCGGGGGTTCGAATCCCTCTTCTCCCATTCGCCGCCTTAGCACAGTGGTAGTGCAGTTGATTTGTAATCAACAGGTCATCGGTTCGAATCCGATAGGCGGCTTTGTTAAGACACGGTTCAACTATTCTACAAATGAACATAGGATATGGAAACACTGGCATTTATTCTTTACGGAATCGGAGCAATAGCCGTTACATCAGCGGCTACGCTAAAACTGTACGCACACGCATACGCTCGTGGTTATGAAAACGGTAAGCACTATGGATTTTCTGATGGGTTGAATCACGCTAGGCTGAAAACTTTAAAGCCGCATAATTCATCTCGCAAGCAGATGGTTGCTACTGTCTGATTAAACCAATAACAAATCAGCAGTCAAGATTGGTCTGTTCATCACCGATAGAATGTCGGTGTTCAGACCAATTCTATTTTCCGAAACAGTTGTTTCGTTAAGATATATACGAACCCGATTCTGCTTCAGAGTTTCATCGGATGTAAACTTCACGGTGAATGAATGGGCATTAGATGCAGCAGTTCCTGCTCGGTACTTAACTAGTAGGGTTTCACCCGCAAACAGTGCTGCAACAGCAGTCTTTGTTTGCGTGTTTGGTGATGTAATCTCTAGAATATTTGTTCCTGTAGGAATAATTGAAGTGCTGCTGAATTCTGCTGTGGTGTAGTATTCGGTAATTGCACCAAGAGAAATACCTGTAACTACAAGCGGTGACCCTGTGTCTGTACTAGTACGACCAGTTAGTGTGCAGGGTACTGTTCCCAATACAACTCCCTGTTCGGTATCAGGAGAGAAGAACGAGAATGTTGTGCCTACGCTTGTGGCAGCACCAAAGGAATTCCACTGCTGTACAGCAGCCGCACTATCGTCTGCAAGAGATACTGTGGTTGCGGAACCAACCGAAACCAATACACGAATGCCTTCAGTCTGTATTGAGTTTGTGTCTCCGCCAGCAAGAAACTTACAGTTCTGTAGAGTACCACCACCAATAGGTGTGTTCTCGCTTTCCCATGAATAAAATTCAGTGATACTTGAGGAGTTTTCTTCTCCTCGAATCAGCACTGCCAACAGAGAAGATCCTCTGGAATCCCAAATATTTAAGAATGGGGTAAGATCGAATTCCACGGTTGAGCCACTCCATGAACCGATTGGTATTATTTCGGATGCCGTTGGTTCTGCGTCACCGCCTTCGGTAGTCCATCCTGTTGTGGCGGCTTCTGATGGTTTGTACCAAGACACAGACGAGTCTATGGTGGTATCTAAAGGCAGCAGAACGGCTTCTAGAAGCCCTCCTGTGGTTCCTGCGGATCGTGTCAGCGTGAGAGTAGCATTGCCAATTGTGTACGGACTACCTGCGGTGTAGCCTTCTATAGTACTCACAGCAGCAGAAAAATATTGGCGTGGATTCAGCAGTAGCACTGTTCTGAATTCTTGTGTTTTCGTTCCACCAACCTTCAACATATTTCTAGAACGATACAGTAAGTTGCCGCTGTCCCCACCTGTGTAGTATCCAGAAATTATTTTTGTTGGTTGCTGCACATCACTCAGTTCAATAAACTTGGAACTGAACGAATCAAATGCTTTTATCTTTACTTCTGCTGAAAGATTCGTAATATAGGTATCGCTGTTTCCGTCTGCTCCATATACCGTTGCTCTCACGGTCTGTGAATTAGAGTAATTATTGCGATAACTAGAGTTAATCATAGTGCTCCTATTACGAAGCGTAGAACGAGAAGGTGATTCCTGTTCCCGTGTTGTGCGGTGCAAATCCAACCGAATACGGTGGGTAAAATACATTAATCATGTTAATGTTGTCTACTTCAAGGAATAGTTCATCTCCGTGATACATTACATAAGAATATGTTCCAGCAGTAAATCCGTATGTTGATGCGTCTGTTACGGAACCAACACACATAAATTCATTTTGTGATGAGTTGGCTCCTGTGGCAATACGCGAAACCTTGATACGAACACCACTTGCACAGGTAAATCCTGCGTTAGAGTTGTAGTCGGTTAGGTTCTTTGCCACATATCCCACAACATCTGTACGAGCCATGAACAACGGCTGTGTTGCGTTAGAATCAATTGCCACACTAACCGAACCACTTGATACAGTATTTGCAAGAGTCTGCAACTGTGTGTTGACAGCATTCTTGACCAGTGAATAAATCGAGAGCGAATCGGTATAGTCAAAAGCACCAACGCTTACAGTTGGATCGTAGAGAGCCTTCTTTGCAGCAACCAAGAAGTCTGTGTTGGTTTTTACTTGAGCAATAGTGGCATTCACTGTGGATGTTGGAGTATCAAGATTTGCCAATTCGATTGGCATAAATCCACCCGAATATCCTTTGACGATTACTGGTCCGTTGAGTGTGTCTCCTGCAACCCACAGACCAACCACTGCTGCACTTGATCCCGCTACGGGAACAGGATTGAATGCTTCTTGTGAAATGCCAATGCCTGTGCTGAATGTAGCGTAGGCATTAAAAGAGAACCCTGAGTTAACAAGGTACATATTCACTGCGGCACCACACCAACCTGCACCCGTAGTACCACTAACTCGTGTTAGTGTTCCTGTTGGGCTTACTGCGGCATTCATGTATGTTGGAACAGTAGATAGAGACAGGCTGTCTGCTGCTCCCTGACCAACAATAGTAACGGTGTCTATGGTGTAGTCTAGATTACGAATATCAAGATCAGCAGCAGACACCGTGATGCCAGCAGAAGTCTTGATGTTTACATTAAGAGCATTGGATTCTGCATAGATGGGATCAACACCTGTTCCCGTGAATCCAAATAGTCCTGTTGAAACGGTGGAAGCAGTTCCTCCACCGTATACTGTGATGTTATCTGTGGCTGCGGTAATACCGCGAATACTAAAGTTGGAAGCCTGAACATAAACAGCCGTTGCGCCTGTTACTCCGAATATTCCAAGATTAGAGAAGGACGATACTGTTACAGGAAGAGGAGCACTTACGGTAATACCAATGGGGTATCCGCTTGCAATGCCTTGAATTCCTACAAAGTCTATTCCAGCGGTACTGCCGAGAGTGGCTCCACCGTATAGATTTCTAATACTGAAACTACTACCAGCAACATTGAGCGTTCCAACCGTGATGCCTACAGCCACTCCTCCTGATACGCCAACAACGGTAAGAGATGTTCCTGTGATGCCTACAATAGTTGTGGCAAGACTATAAAATCCAGATGGAGCAAGAAATTCATAGTTTGCCCATGAGCCACAAATACCCACTGGAAGTGGAGATGAAGCCTGAACATACACAGCCGTTGCACCTGTTACTCCGAATATTCCAAGATTCGATAAGGACAGACTAGCGAAAGACGATACAGTTACAGGAAGTGGGGTATTTAAAGTAATACCAATGGGGTATCCGCTTGCAATGCCTTGGATACCCACATAGTCTATTCCAGCGGTACTTCCAAGAGTTTCTCCACCGTATAGATTTCTAATACTGAAACTGCTACCCGCAACATTCAGTGTTCCAACTGTAATGCCTACAGCCACTCCTCCTGATACACCAGCAACATTCAGTGTTCCAACCGTGATGCCTACAGCCACTCCTCCTGATACACCAGCAACATTCAGTGTTCCAACTGTAATGCCTACAGCCACTCCTCCTGATACGCCAACAACGGTAAGAGATGTTCCTGTGATGCCTACAATAGTTGTGGCAAGACTAGTAATTCCAGATGGAGGAAGAAAATCATAGTTTGCCCATGAGCCAGAAAGACCCACTGGAAGGGGCGCGGACTCACTTGCATATATTATTGTGTCGTTTAGACCGTAGGCAATCTTTACAATCTGATGATGTGCGGTATTGACATAATCGCTGGCTATGGTATAACTAATACCATCAGTAACAATTTCGTAGTTGTCGCTAGTCGCTGCCATTTGCTTCTCCGCTTTTGCAGTGTCGTGATCAAGTCAAGGACTAAATAAGAGTACCCCCCTATGTATATTTCCGAAAGTAAACCCGTCATGGACATCAACAATATCCGTTTTCCCCGTGAAGTAGAAAATCATGTCAAAAACTATGAAGTTTCATATATTGACGCAGTGATTGCGGTATGTGAACGGTACGGCATTGAGCCACAGGTGGGAGCCAAGTTCCTGAGCAAGCCAATTATTGAAAAAATAAAGGCTGAAGGACAGGAACTAAACCTGCTTCCTAAAAAATCAAAACTACCTGTTTAACCTTGACTCGGCGCGATTATGTGGTACTATTGGCTACATAGTTGTGGTGAATTGTTCACCACACATTAAATACATCGTACAAATCGCACAAGGAGTTTACTATGGGATTCAAGGATATGAAGTCGGCATCGGGTTCAAACTACCAATCACTTGCCTCTGAAATGGACAAGATGGCAAAGAAGTCGGAGTCCTACAAGGATGACCGTATGTGGAAGGCTGACACCGATAAGACAGGAAACGGCTATGCAGAGATTAGATTTCTTCCCGCACCCGATGGCGAAGACTTGCCGTGGGCGCGTATTTGGAATCACGGGTTTCGTGGACCAGGTGGTTGGTACATTGAAAATTCCCTCACGACCATTGGTCTGAAGGATCCTGTGTCTGAGATGAACTCTCAGTTGTGGGCAAGTGGTTCCGATGATGACAAGAAGATTGCGCGTGATCGTAAGCGTAAGTTGTCGTACATCAGCAACATTCTTGTTGTTAGCGACCCAAAGAATCCTCAGAATGAGGGCAAGGTGTTCTTGTTCCGTTACGGCAAGAAGATCTTTGAGAAGATTCAGGAAGCAATGAATCCACAGTTCCAAGACGAGAAGCCCACCAATCCCTTTGATTTTTGGAATGGTGCAACCTTTAAGTTGAAGATTCGTCAGGTTGAAGGCTACACCAACTACGACCGCAGCGAGTTTTCTGCTCCGTCTGCCGTGCTTGGTGGAGACGATGCTGCTCTAGAGAAGTTGTGGAAGAAGCAGTATTCTCTCAAGGAGTTTACGGATCCAAAGTCATTCAAGACATACGAAGAACTGAAGACTCGTCTTCGTGATGTGTTGGGTGACAATATTCGTGCTTCCACCTCTGAGAATGCGTACAAGGGTGGAGCCGAGAAGGCTTCGTTTGATGATGAGGATGCGGCTCCTGTTGTAAAGAAGACTGCACCACAATCAAAGAAGCCTGTGAAGGAAAGCACTGATGACGATACCGAAGACGCACTTTCTTACTTCGAGAAGTTGGCAAGCGAAGACTAAATACTTACGACCTTCGGTTTCGCAATAAAGGGGCGCACTTCGGTGCGCCTCTTTGTTTTATGGCATTATAGAGTATGCTTGCATCTGCTTGATGGTTGGTTCGTTGTTACGAATTCGAATATCATCATTGAAATTGTTTGTGGTGTTGCTAATCTTGTTCTGCACATTTGCAGTGTTGTTTGTGTTGCCACCTGTAGCCGTGGGCATATTACGAGCCTCATTTAATCCGTTCTGTTCTGCTGTGGCTTGAGCAACCATTCTACCCACAGTTGTGTTTGCGGTAGCAGGATTCGTAACCTTTCCTTCCACTGTAGTACTGCTTGATGCACCACCTTCTCCTGCTGCCGCTGCCCCCGTTGCACTTGCAGCAGCAGTAATTGCGTTTTCTGCTTCTTTGCCTGTTTTTTGATCTTCGGTTCCACCTACTTCAATCAGAGAACCAACACCAGGAATGGAAGCCACCATGTCGTAGATACCCTTGCCGCCAATTTGATCTGCAAGCATTTCTGCTAATTTTCCACCAACCCATCCTCCACCAAGAGTTCCTACTAAGGTTCCAATTCCTGGAACGGGTATGAGTGTTCCTAGTGCACCACCACCAATAGTTCCGAGTGCTTGTCCAAGAGTTCCAACAATAGATCGACCTATTTTTTCTTTCTTTTCATCTACTGATAGTTCGGGATCACTCTTAATAGATGCAATATCCACAGCCCCCATTACGGTTGATATAACGGCACCAAGACCAGGAAAACTAACAATGCTCTTCGCAACCTTTCCTGCATTTTTTCCAATAAAGGAACTTAATCCTTTCACTGGATTCATGCTGCTTAGTGCTGATCCTGCTTTTGCTGCAAGGTTGCTAAAGAATCCACCACCAGTACTAGCAACGCCTGATGCTGCTTGACTTGCTCCACCAAGAACACTCTTACCTAGATTTGCTACTCCACTAACAGCACTCTTGCCTATATTCATTGCTCCCTTAGCAACACTACTATTTGCAATACCACTAACAGCACTCTTGCCTATATTCGTTACTCCACCAATAGCACTCTTGCCTAGATTCGCTACTCCACCAAGAGCACTCTTGCCTAGATTCATTGCTCCCTTGGCAACACCTGATGCTGCTTCACTTACTCCACCAATAGCACTCTTGCCTAGATTCGCTACTCCACCAAGAGCACTCTTGCCTAGATTCATTGCTCCCTTGGCAACACCTGATACCGATTTTCCTATTGAGGCAGTATCTTTATACAGTGATGTTGTTTTAAATAACTCTAGGGATTTGGCTCCTCCAAATTTAGAAATCAATCCGCCAGCACCACGCAATCCCTTCATTGCCAATCCGCCAGCACCACGCAACCCCCTCATTGCCAATCCGCCAGCACCACGCAACCCCCTCATTGCCAAACTTGGCGCACCCAACAGGGCAGTACCAACGGATCCTGCACCGCTTGCAATACGGGATAGAATTCCTTCACCACCACCCATACCGAGCATATTTCTAAGAGAGGACAGCATTCCTCCGCCTTTTTTGGCTTCTCCCTTGATAGGCTTTTCTGCACCAAGTCCTTCTAGTTCCGATTCTCTCTTTTGGAGTTCTACTGTATCGCTTGTATCACTTTCTAATGCAAATTTGCTTTGCAACAGTTTTCGTATTTGAGAAACTTCTTTGAGTAGTTCGCCAAGAGTGGACGGAGTTCCTGTTTGGGGAGATGCTGGTGATGATTGTGGTGATTCCGTTCCTGCCAACATACCAGGAATATTAGCGGCAGGAGTTCCTCCTAGATCAGAGAATCCTTGTCTTTTTTGTGGACCTATGTCAAGACCTTCGCCTCTTTTTCCTTTTCTAGAAATTTGTTTCTGCAATCCACCCGTATAGCGTTCCATCTTTTCCCGTGATATGCGCTTCTGTTGAAGGAAATCTCCGAGTATTCCTCCAACAACAGGAATCTTTGATGCAATTCTTTCGGGAATGGTTTTCTTGAAGTCCGAAGCCTTTTCCGTCAAAAATGCTTTGAATGATGACTTTTTCTTTAGTTGGGCTTCTACAGGAGCAATAATCTCCTGCAACTTTTTGGCAATTTCACCCTGATCTCCCTCTGTCTTTTTTGCAAGTTCTCGAATGAAATTGAGTTCAGCGTAGATACTCTTTGCCTCTTCGTGGGAAGCATCCAATGAGGCTTCCGACAATGCTACAGTTTCTTCCATTAACTCATATGCAGCAGCACCAGCAGGATCATCTTGGTTGAATTTATCTCTATTTTCTCGAATATAGTCTTCAACAGTAGAACGAACTCCCTGTTGCTCACTTGTGCCAATAATATAATCTTCAAGTGCATCACTCTTGTATCCTTGAGCCTGTCGTTGTGCCTTTAATGATTCAAGCAGACCAATCTTGTTGGATATATTTTTTTCTGTTTCTTCTACAGATTTCGGAGGATCCATTGTGGCAGTAGCAGTTGATGATGTGCTTACCATTCCTGCTAATCGTGCAGCGTCTCGGTCTTGTTGTTTCTGTGATCGTGCTGCCGCAGCCGCTTGTTCTTTTTGTGCTTTAGCGGTTTGCTGTTCAGCAGCCCTTTGCAATTTTTTTGCTTCTGCTTCTGCTTTAGCCTTAGATTTTGCCGAGGCTATTACCGTTTTCTGCTCTATCTTTGCTATACGAGTTAATGCAGAATCGAGTGCTTTGTTTGCTGCTTTTTTTGCGGCAGGTAAATCTTTTTTGGATACAAATTTACCACGAATATTTCTTCCGTTCTTCAGTGCAGCAATAGTCTTCTCAGCGACTTGTAGATCGGTCTGAGCAAATTGAAGTTCTGGATTTGCTGAAATATCGTTATTGATTTCCATAGGACTCCCTCTACATCATTATAAATGGGTCACAATGGTTTTCTTCCGCTTACCTGTTCCTTCTCTTTTTTCAAATGAGAAAGTAGCATTTGTATGTATACCTCTCGTTCCCAAGGTATCATGTCCTCAATTTCTGCCAATGAGTACTTGTGGTTCTGCATCAGCATGAAATTCAGTTGAAAATACGCCCCCAAATCGTTATGACAGAGGGCTATTGAAAAAAATCAGATACGCTTTTCAACTCCACCAATACTGTTTCCTGACAGGTGGGACAGGTATATTTGAAAGAGTAGTACAGTTCGGGAATGCTCTGCATGAATTCCATGATTTGAGCAAACTGATCTGGCAGCATATTGTCAACGAAATCGGACAACTCCTGTGGATCAATGTCGCTGTGCTGATACACCTGATCGCCCATGATGATTCCTTCTACGCATCGCTTGGCTAGTTCGAATGCAATCTCTACTTCGTCTTTGTTGTAGTCAATATCGTGGATGGACGGATATCGTAGAATAATAGTTACATCATCTGTAATCTTGATGTTTGGATCCACCGTGGGCTTGGGTGTTTGCTTTACGGTTACTTCATCTAGTTTAATTTTTATATTGATTGACTTGGAGCACTTGGTGCAGGTCACTTGTGGTTTGACTTCTTCCCCTACGCTCTTCCCACGAATCTGTAGGAATGCGTATTCGGAATCTGCTGCACAAATACGGCGAGTATCTAACTGGCTATTGGTGCACGCCAATATGACATTTCGCATTGCCTCGTTGATCTGATTCAGATTCTTGGACTGTAATGCTATAAGAAGGATCTTTTCCTCCTTTACAACAAACGGTCTAAACTTTGTGATTATGCCAGAGACTGGCAAAGTCATAGAATACTGCGGCAGGGTAGAGTTCACTAGATTCAATCGGGTCATGGTAATCCTTTAATATAGAGTCACTGTATTTATCACCGAACTATGCTGTTTGTCTGTAACGCATTTGCTAAATCTGGGTCATATATTCCATTCACGGTTCCGTCAGATCCCACTCTGTAAAATTGTCCAGGAGCGGGTGAGTATATTGCAAATGATTTTTCGGGTGATGGTGGTCCATTTAGAGCAACATCAGCGGGTGAATTTGGTCTAGGTAGTGGTGATGTGTTTGGTTGAACTGTGACAGGAGAGTACTTTCGATACGCTATAGTGATATCTTGTCGTACAAATTCATCGTTCTTGTCGTAGGCTAATTGTATATCTCCAATTGCTTTGGGATAGGCTTCTTCCACCAATACTTGATACTTAACCGCACTTGACCTGTCTAATACACTAATGATTAGTGGTGCAGTATATTGATCGTAGTAGTTGAACTTGTAGTTATTCTGACTGCACACCGCGTCCATCCATGCTTCAAAGAACGCTCGTTCACGGAGATCGTCCGAAACAATCACAGACATTGTTAGTTCCCCGCTGTACAGTGGTTCATACGGCATATTTCTTGCTGGTCCATAGAATCTGTATGGCGTAGTAGAAAATCCGCGACCTGGAACGGTTATTGCATCACATCGAACAGCCAACTGTCGTGCGGAGTCGTTGCTTATAGATGTAAATGCAGGTGGATAGTTAATCAGTACTTCAAATCTGTTGCTGTACGCAAGACCTGTGGCAAATACACTGCTGAATATCTCATTAATATTTGATGGGACTTGTGACATTTATTTTCCTCGTATTGCCTTTAGATTTGACTGTCTGTGTATTGTTGGCGCAC